GTTGAGACTCCAGCAAGTGTCCCAAAACGGACTCTTGCTAATGTAGCTCGCATTGCGCTTGCGTACATTGTACCCATTCCCTACCGCCTTTTGGGCGGGGGCGTTGCTTGGAGTAATCCAGGCATTCTTAGAACTTATCGTTTTCCCGGGGTTATGGCGACACCCGCGGATGTAGACGCGTCTGTTACGATGGATGCGGCTAACGCAGCCCAAGGATGTGTTGACGACGCTAGTGGCGTGTTTGCTGAAGTAGCAAGACATGTCAAGTCGCTTACACGCATGGCTGAGGAGTATGACGTTGACGACTGGCTCATAGGAGCTGTCACCCTCACAACTGCCCTTCTTTTGTCGGGTAGTGCCAAGGGGATGGTGGCTATTCTTGTGAACCATTTCCGTATGTACGTCAAAGAGGCGCTCGTTTGGATTAGCATGTGGATCAATCACTGTCTCACCGAGTCTGAAGGACTCTTTGAGAGGTTTACGTCACTTGCCAAGGGCATCTCTGCTAGCCCCGAGATTCTTGTGGCAGATGAGTTCAAGTTCATCGGAAGCGTGCTTTGCTTTGTGCTGGGGTTTATCCCCAGTGTTCGCTTCGGGTTCACCCCCAAACAGTTCGCCACCGCTATTGCTGATTTTACAGCTAAGAAGCCAGACTCCATTGCTGGAGTGTTTCGGCTTGCTTGTGATTTTGCTGTGTCAGTTGCGGAAGGACCCGTTGCGAGGTTCCTCTCCTCTTGGGATCCGAGAGTTTTCACGAATTCAGAAGTGCAGGTCTGGACGCGTGAAGCGCTTGAGTTTGTCAACGAGCCGATTAATTGCATGGATGTTGCAACTAAGCTCGTAACCAAGGCTGAAGGGCCCACCATCTCTGATCTTGTCGCCAAGTGTGACGACCTGATCAAGCGTGGTATTGACTTGGGTAGCTCACGCACCCGAGATGCCGTCAGTGTGGCAGCGATTCTGCGGTCTGTTAGACAGCGCCGCTCCACACTAGCTGGCAATGTTGGTCAACATCTTCGTGTCTCACCTTTTACGGTGGCTTTTATCGGAGATCCTGGCATTGGCAAGTCTGCGATGTTGACGCAGTTCTACCGCCTTATGGCCAACATTTTGGGCGTGGAGGTCGCCACTGTGTTTGCTGTGAACGCAGCACAGAAGTTCTTCGATGGATATCGTATGGACACCCTCGTGATGCTGTTTGATGATCTGGCGTCCATCAAGCCTGAGATGGCTAAGGACACTTTGATAGGCGCGTTGTTGCAAATGATTGGCAACCACCCTTTCCCCTTGAACATGTCCGGTGTGGACGACAAGGGTGAGGTGTTTTGCACCGTGCCCAGCATTGCCATCACCAGCAACGACCCCATGTTGGGGGCCCGCCATATCTTCACGTATCCCGATGCGCTTTTGCGCAGGGTGCACTTTGTTGAGGCGCAGGTGAAGCCGCAGTTCCGCTGTGACAACTCTGTGCAGCTCGACAGTACAAAGACTGACGGGTCGATGGACTATTGGAATTTCCAGTTCTACCGGTATGAGACCGGCTCCACTGGGAAGGCCATCAAGGTCGCTCAACGTGAGTTTGTGGGAGGTTCCGCCTTTTGGGCGCATTTAGCCTCTCAAGTGCGCGAGCACTATAGGCAACAAGTGGAGTTCCTGGCGCGTTCCTCTCATCTTGGGACATTCTGCCCTGACTGCACATTGCCTGTGCATGCTGCTGCTGGCCCTGATTGTGGGGACCACCACATTGCTCATGCCGACCAGCTTGGCTTTCTACCTCTCCCATCGGAAGATGAGGAGATGCAAGATGGCGCGCTGGCTGACGTGGTGTTTGCGAGCTCTGAGGGTGCTGGTATCCCTGCTGAGATCGTCGTTCCAGTTTTGGCAGGCTGGGAAACCCTGG